GTGGACGCTGAGGACCTGGACAAGCCGGTGCTTAATTTCCTGCGGCGCGTCACGGGCATGGTGATCGCGAAGGTCGTGAGCACCGACTGGGGCGTGCGCTTCAAGGCGTTTGAGGACACGCCGGAGAACGACAACATCTCTCGGATGCTGTCCGACCAGGTGGACCAGGCGATCGAGCGTCTGAACCTGAAAGAGACGGCACGGGTCGCGATGCGGAACGTGTGCGTGGACGGCGACGCCTGCGTGTTCTTCGACTTCGATGCCGACGCCGACAGCGGGATGAGCGAGCCCGGAGCGATCACGGCGGAATTGTTGGAGAACATCAACGTGTACCCCGGCAACAAGTACGACCGTCGGGTGCAGGAGCAGCCGTACATCATCATCCACATGCGGAGGTTCCTGGGCGATGTGCAAGACGAGGCGCGGGAGAACGGCGTCTCCGAAGAGCAGGCGAGCGCGATCCGCGGGGACACGGACGAGAACCAGATGGAGCAGGGATCCCCTTCCGACCTGGTGAGCGTGCTCCTGAAGATGTGGAAAGAGAACGGCACAGTCCACTGCATCAAGTGCGTGAAGGACCTGGTGATCCGCAAAGAGTGGGACACAAAATTGAAGATGTACCCGATCGCCTGGACGAGCTGGGAGATCGTGAAGAGCTCCTTCCACGGGCGCGCGATGCTGACCGGCCTGGTGCCGAACCAGATCGCCATGAACAAGACCTGGGCGGGCATCCTGTACCAGATCCAGAAGACGGGCTTCGCCATGCCGGTCATCGACAAGACGAAGATCCCGGAGTGGGACGGCACCCCCGGCAGAATGATCGAGGCCTACGGGAACGTGGGCAACGTTCGCGACGCGGTGATGTACCTGGAAGCGGCGCCGATCCCCACGAGCGTGATGAGCGCGATGGACACGCTGATGAGCACGAGCCGCGACTGCATGGGCGCGAGCGACGCGACCGTCGGCGACGTGAACCCGAACAACGCCTCCGCGATCATCGCGCTGCAGCAGGCTGACGAGCAGCCGCTGGAGCTTCAGAAACAGAACTTCCACGGGTTCGTGGAGCAGATGGCGCGGATCATCGCGGACGTCATGCGCGCATTCTACGGCAAGCGCACGGTGATGATGAACAGCACGGTCGTGGACGAGTACGGCAACGAGCAGAGCAAGCTCCAGCCGACGCAGTTCGACTTCTCCTCCCTGGATGAACTGCAGATGACGATGCGAGTGGACGTGGGCGCGTCGAGCCTGTACAGCGAGCAGCTGCAGGTGCAGACCGCTTCGAACCTGTTCACCACTGGGATCATCGACGACCCGGCGAAGCTGGCGATCTACCTGAAGATCATGCCGGACAAATATATCCCCAACAAGCAGATACTTCAGCAGTACTGCGAGGAGCTGCTGAAACAGACCATGGCGGCAACTATGCCGCAAGCCTCGCCTGCCGGAGGATTCGATCCCACGCTGCAGCAGGACGACGTGAACGTCACTGCGGTGCAGCCACGGATTGAAAATACAATGAACGCCCAACCATAGGCGTAGAAAGTGAGAGGACATGATGGAAGGCGAAACCAGCCAGAACACCGTGACCGGAGGAATTTTCGATGGTGAGCCGGAGCTCAGCTTTGACGAGACCACCGAAGGCACCGAGACCGAGATGCAGAGCGCAGAAGCGCAGGAGCAGCCGGAGCAGGGAGCCGCAGAACAAGAGGTACCTACTGATTTCCTGACGATCCGCTACAACAAAGCGGAAAAGAAGCTCACGAAAGAGGAAGCGATCGAGCTCGCCCAGAAGGGCATGAACTACGACCACATACAGCATGAGCTTCAGAGCTACCGCGAGGGCCCCATAGGAAAAGCGCTCAAAGCGTACGCGGACGCTGCCGGCATGTCGGTGGAGAAGTACGCCGAGATGATGATGGAGCAGCAGGAAGCCGCCGAAGAGAAGAAGGCACTCGAAGAGCTGCAGGAAAGGTACCCGGACGCACCGGACGAGCTGCTGAAGGAGCACGTCCGCATGCAGCGCGAAGGCAACAAGGCCAAGGCGGAGACCGCCGCCGAGGCACGGCAGAAAGCCGCCTGGTCTGAAGCGCTGGCAGAGTACCCCAGCATCTCCGCGGACAAGGTGCCGCAGGACGTGCTGGACGCAGTCGCGCAGGGAAAGAGCCCGCTGATGGCGCTGCGAGAACACGAGATCCAGCAACTGCGTGCGGAGAACAGCAGACTCACCGCAGCGCAGGAAACGAAACAGAAACAAGACGACAATAGGGCGCGGTCGATAGGCTCAGCTGCCGGAGTCAGCTCCGGCGGGGAGGCCGAAGACGACTTCCTCGCAGGGATGGCTTCGAGAGAGCGGAGCTAAATCCAACACGACCGGCCCGGAAAGGGTCAAACTATGATTAACCTCGTACAGAAGTACCACGATAAGCTGGTCAAGAGCCTGGAGTACGCCTCCAACCTGGCCGGCAAGACCACCGACGAGTACAAGCTCGACGGCGGCGAAGGCGTCTACCTGACCTCCCTGGTCCCCCAGGCGCTGAACAGCTACAACATGGCCGCTACCGCGAACCGGTACGGCACCCCTGCCGAGATGCAGGACACCCAGCAGTACATCCCCTGGGACTACGACAAGTCCTATGCGATCACTGTTGACAAGGCCAACTACCAGGACGGCGGCTACCTGAAGACCGCCGGCGCCGTGGTTGAGGAGCAGAACAACAGCATCGTCGCTCCGTTCATCGAGCAGGACTTCTACGGCAAGCTCGCCATGAACGCCGGCAAGGTCGTGACCGGGAACGCCCCCTCCACCGCCGACATCATGGGCCGTCTCACCGCCATCGAGGCCTGGTTCCGGAACAACAACATCCCCAAGGCTGACCGGTACGTGGCCGTGCCCACCACCGTGTTCCAGCTGATCCGGCACTCCCTGACCTCCCTGGACAACGTGACCGACCGCATGCTCATCAAGGGCATCGTCGGCAAGATCGGCTCCCTGAACATCATCGAGGTCGCCGACTCCGACCTGTTCACTGATGTGTACCTGATCGCCTGGTACAAGAAGGCCGCGCTGCGTGCGTTCGACATCAAGGAGGCGAAGGTCCATCAGGATCCTCCCGGCATCAACGGCATCCTGGTCGAGTTCCGGGTCCGCGGCGTCGCGTCCGTCATCGGCAAGTACGCCGGCGGCGTGTACGTGGACTGCAAGAGCACCGCGAAGCAGGCGAACCCCAGCATCTCCAATGCTGGCGCTATCACCGTCGGCTCCAGCTCCGACTACACCAAGTACACCGTGGACGGCACCGATCCTCGCTACAGCACCACCGCTGTGAAGATCACCAGCGGCACCACGCCCGTGCACACCGCTGGCGACACCATCAAGGCCGTGTCCTACAAGGCCGGCAAGGCTGTGTCCGACGTCGCGTCCGTGGTGACGACTTCCTGACGAACCTAACGACCGGGGGAGCCTCGCGCTCCCCCTTTATCAGAAAGGAGAAGACTCATGCGAATCGTAGAAGAGAAACTGACCGCGGACGGCAAGTACATCCGCACGTACTTCGGCACCAGCAGCGAAACAAAACCGACCGCCGACCTCGCTGACGGCTCCGTGTTCGTCGAAGTGGACACCGGCAAGGCCGTACTGTTCAACGAGTCCGCCGGCGCGTGGGTATCCGCGTAAGGAGGCACACATGGAAAAAGGCGTAGGAATCGGCGAGGTGATCGCCCTGCACAAGGCGCTTGGCGGTGGCGGCGGCTCCTCCGGCGGCGGGGTACTGGTGGTGCATGATGTGAATAGGACGCTGGACAAAAACTTTGAGGAGATTCAGGGCGCACTGGACGCTGGGAAGACCGTTGTGCTAAAAACAGAAAGTTCGGAAGAGGGAGTTTTTTATCGCCAACTCACCAGGACGTTTTATTACCCAGAAGACCCATACTATGGCGTAAATTTTTATAATTTCGTAGTGAAACAAGAGATAACCTTCAGCAACACAACCAGCCCCACTGACCCTCTTGTGTACGAAGAATAACTCCGCACCTGAAAGGACCATCGCATGATACGCGGCCTTGAATGGCTGAACATGAAGCGCAAATGAAAGGCATAGCACATGATCACACTCACCCTTGAAGGGCAGAACCTATCCATACGCACCCCGCACATCGTGGCGGGGTCAGTGGATTATCTCACCGTCTCGATCGAGCGCATCGGGCGCGAGTGGAAGAAGCTGGACCTGCATGTCTTCTTCCAGCTTGGAGACCTAACGTACGAGATCCTTACCGACGGCGACTATATCGGAACGGACGCGCACCTGAACCTATCCGAGGGCAGGTGGGCGGTCTCTGTCGTTGGGTACGAGTACCACGACGGCTCTGTCGTGCGCAAGATCACCACGAACACCATCGGCCTGAACGTCGCCGAACCACCTCCCGATGCCGGGTCATCCCTGCCCGAAGTTCCCATGACGGTCATCGAGCACATCGAGGCGATCGCGCAGTCTGTTCGAGACGACGCGGACGCTGGTTTGTTCAAGGGCGAGAAGGGCGACCAGGGCGTACAAGGAAACGACGGGCCGCAAGGTCCGCAGGGCGAAACCGGTCCCCAGGGCCCGCAAGGCCCGCAGGGCGAGCAAGGGATCCAGGGCATCCAGGGTGTGCAAGGCCCGAAGGGAGACACCGGTGAAACAGGCCCACAAGGCGAGACAGGGCCCAAAGGCGACACCGGCGAAACAGGCCCGAAGGGAGACACTGGATCACAGGGTCCGAAAGGAGACAAGGGCGATACTGGGGCACAGGGTCCGCAAGGCGAGCAAGGCCCGCAAGGTGAACAGGGGCCGCAGGGTGAACAAGGCCCGCAGGGACCGGCTGGCCCTGGCGTGCCGACGGTCACCGGATCCGACAATGGGAAGGTGCTGATGGTCGTGAACGGCGCCTGGGCTGCGGCAAGCCTGCCGACGTATAACGGGGGTGTGAGCTGATGGCTGACGTATCCATTAAGTACAGGGGCTCCGAGATCGCGAACATGTCAGCGACCGGGATCAAGACCCTTGGCACGCAGGGGAAGTATTGCGACTCCGACGTCGTAGTGGAGTACACGAAGCCAGCCGGCGCGGTGGTTGAGAGCAACAAGAACGCGACACCAACCGAGAGCCAGCAGGAGATCACTCCCTCCTCCGGCTACGACGCCATGGCGAAGGTGACAGTCGCCGCGGTGAGCTCGTCGTATGTCGGGACGGCGGTGCCCAGGCGGTCAAGCGATGACCTGACTGAAAGCGGAGCAACGGTAACAGTGCCTGCTGGGTTTTATGCATCGCAAGCGAGCAAGAGCGTAGCAAGCGGGACTGAGGGAACGCCTGTCTCAACAAAAAGCACCGTGTCGAATCACCAGGTGACCGTTATGCCGAGCGTAACCAATACAGCCGGCTATATCACAGGCGGGACGAAGACCGGATCAAGTGTCATTGTCACTGCGAACGAGCTCGTCAGCGGAGAGAAGGAGATCACCGCAAACGGAACCGGGATCGACGTAGCGAACTACGCCACCGTGAAGGTATCGGTCCCCACCGGAGGCGGAGCGTCCAACCTTGTGCAGGGTACGTTCACGACACATAACTCCGCAGGGGCGCAGAGCATCAGCATACCATACACCGGGAGCGGGTATCCGATCATGGTGGTGGTGGTTGTAAACGGAGGTGCTTATAACTCTGCGATCTCCGGCTGGTACAACTCCATGCAACGGTACGCTGTGG